ATGCGAAGCACTCTCCAGATCGACACGTATGCCATCAAAACCGCCGAACTGTTTGCACCTGGTCGAACTGGTGCCGATGCGGTTATGTGGCTTCTCGATGACTATCCGCGCTTGGTTTCTGAGGTTCGCGAACTTCGCCGGCGCGTCCACCAGATCGACCGCGAGGAAGCCGATTTCGATGCTCGACTAGCGACCCTCCAGAGCGCATGCCGGGATATCCTTGATCTCTGATTGCTAGCGGTTTGCGTCCTCGAGCTCGAGCACTAGGATGAAAATTGCTAGCACCTCTCTCGATGGAGCTGCTAGCATATTTGCACCTGGTGAGATCTCGCCGGCGACTAATCTGCTAGCAGGAGGCTGCAATGCTTTTGACGATTCGTGATGTGTCAGACGACTTGGTTGAACAGGCCAAGTCGATAACGGGGAAGGGGACAGGTAGTCAGGCCTTCATCGCTGGCGTCCAGTTGATGATTGATCAGCGTAAGCGAATTCAGTGGCTTGAGGGCGAGGTCAAGCGGCTTTCCGAGCTTAGTAGCGTGCAGGCTCAGACCATCGAGCGCGCTCGATCTGCTGCAATGCACCTGGTTGAAGCTACTGGCCAAGGCGATTTGCTAGCAGCGGAGCCTCCATCTCGCTCCCGGCCAGCGCCTGCAGCAGCTGCCAGTGCTAGCAATTCACCGCTTCCTAACGAATCAATGGACCACTTTCTCGTTCGCCTGGGTCGGATGGCTCGGTGACCTCGACATGCCGCTTGCGGCATATTAGTCGCCTGCACGTCCTGATCTGATCTCCTCGAGCCGTCTGCGACGATACCCGCGCAGCGGCCGATCTCCCCTCAACGAAAAAGCCCCCGACGGCCTGCATGGCCACCCAGGGGCTCTTCGCGATTCTTGTCCTGCTGTCCCGTCCCGATCTCGACCCGCGCCCTGATTACCAACCTGGGCCACTCCGAGCGCCTGCCCGGCAGTCTCCCAGGATCGTCAGCGGCTGATCTGGTCAGGTCATGGTAATTGCGGCCGTTCAGCCGCGCTTTTTCAGCTGGTCGGCGGTGGGGGTGCTGTTACACCCCCACTTTACCCCGGATTCCCGGGGTTACTCGGTCTCGATCACCACTTCGCCTGATGCATTGATTTGCACGTAAGGCACTGATTTATCGAGGATTTTATGAACAAGCTCGCTGTCTCGCATCGGCGGCATGCCGCGCTTTACGAGTAACTTGTTGATTTCTATGCATTTTTGCCGGATCGCCTCTTGCTCGGCGTTCGTAAGGCGAATCGTTGCTGGCATTTTCAATTGGTCCATATTGACACCCGTCAATCAGCATACGTGCATGCATGTGATTTGTGTTGACGCATGCAAGTTCATCCGTATACATTCCGCCTCAATGTGATTTGCATGCATGCATGCAACAAGGGGAGCACGGATGTTTATCGATTGGCTTACGGTGTCTCAAGAGCATCAGCACGACCTGCCGGTCGTGTGCGATGTGATGACGATCACAATCGATACGAACACCAATGAAGTGCTCTCCACCCGCCAGCCTCGCTTCAAGCATGAGGCCAGCTATTCAACGTCGGTCACGATCCATGTTCAGGGGCGGAAAGTCCGCGTTGAAGGCAATCCGAGCCGGGTAGGGCGCCTCGACAACCTGTTCGGATTCTCGACCATCGAGCAGTGTGTTTCGGTCTACAACCAGCTTTTGGCTGAGTACGGCCTGCCGGGCTTTACCCGCTGCACTCGCGTTGATCTGCGGGACGGCGCATCAGGCGCAAAGACCGGTGATCGCGTGGCGGACGGCGCCAAGATTGAGCGCATCGACCTGACTACTAACGTTTCGGTCGGGGAGGGCAACGTTCTGGCCTATCTGCGCGGTGTTTCGTCCCAGCGCATCGGTCATTCCATCGGCTTCCTCTATCCGAACGGCAGAACTGTTGCCTGGACCCCGAAGGGCAACGGCAAAGGTGGGCGCCTCCAGTACCGCAAGGCCTATGACAAGGCCTTCGAGCTGGACGAGAACCTGCTCCCGAAGATCAAGCGCCTCTACGGCGATGAATCCCACGAGTTCCTGTATGTGCAGCGCGTCCGCGACTACTGCGCCCTTCATGGCGTGGTTCGGATGGAGCAGGAGCTGAAAAACGAATTTTTGCAGCGTGAATGCCTGGCCTATTGGGGCCTGTTTGACGAACGGCGTTTTGCCGAACTCCACGATGAGTTTTTGAGAATTGATGAGCGACTGAAGGTGACCGCAATGGACATTGTTTCCATTTCCCAGCAGCTGATGCTTGAGAAAGATGCCAAGGGCAAACCTATCTGCAAAACCACCCGTGCAGCGAACACCACTGCCATGTACGCGATTCAGTGGATGCACGGCCAGCAGTTCGATTTCAACAAGTCCGCCGTCCAGGAACATGCCGCCCGCCTCAACCGTATCGGCATCAACATCCGTAACGCCTGCGACACCAGCCGCTTTGCGCCTGTCTTCGTCCGTCAGGCCCGCGAAATCACCAAGTCGACCGTGCTGGCCATCCCGAGCTGGTATCAGCGCCCGAACCATCTGCAGGTGGCCGCATGATTACCGCTGTTGCCTGTCTCCCAGCCCACGGCATGACGTTTGAGGCCAGCCCCATGCCTCGCGTCGAGCAAGAGCGAATCCGTCTGCTCTGCGCCGTCAAGCATGCCGCTGACCATTACGAGATGGCGTTCGCCCACGCCGTTCTCGATGGCTATACGCGCGGCCTGTACGTCTCTGGCGAGATCAGTGACGCCATGCTTACCCTGTTCAGCGCTCAGCATTCGGCGGTTCTCGGTTCCGCTATCGAGCGCCTTGAGAGGGAGCTGCAATGCGAACTGTGAGCTTCCAAGGCACCCAGCTCACCAGCGGCCAACGTCGTCGCTTGGACGAACAACAGCGCACCCGCGCTTTCATGAATTCGACCCTGCAACAGCAGGTCAGCGAAACCCTGGCGACTCTCGATAGCCGCCAATCCCAGGGCATCAAGCCCGAACGCCAATGGTTCTTGGAACGCCAAGAGCGTGGCACTCCATACGTCGCCGATATGTTCGGCTTTTAAGAGGTAATACCCAATGGCTATGACTATCAAAATCGAAACTACCGGCAACTTCCGCACCGGTATTGCTGCCAAGTCGCAAAAGGCTTATTGGATGGCCGAGGCATATGCCCATCTTCCTGGTATTCCGTATCCGCAAAAGTTCAGCTATTACGCTGCCTCGCAGAATGAAGTTCTGCCGGTTGGTCACTATGAGTGCGATATCACGTGCTCGATCAAAGATGATCGCATCAACTTCGATGTTGACCCCCGTCAGGCTCGCCGCATTTCTTCGCCGCAACCTGCTCAAGTGGCTCCGGCGAAAGTAGCAGGCGCTAACTGACAATGAACACATACGTCTGCGCCGAACTTGTTAACGGCGTCTGCCAAACATGGGTAGTGCAGGCGTCAATAATTCCGCCCCTTACTGTAAGTGAAGGGCTGAATCTCGGATGGAAGGTAGTTGCGTGTTATGCCTCCGCCTGGGGTGTTGGACTATTAACGCGCTTTATTCTCTCCCACGAAAGGAATTGAAATATGGAAACTGGTTCTCTGATGCCCGCAGCGGTCATGACCGCAATCGAAGCACTGCGCACTGACGTTCAAACTGTCGGCGGCGCAATGTTCATGGTTGTGCTCGTTGTCGTTGCGTTCGCGTACTTCCGCCGTTCCGCTCGTTAATTCGAGCCTCGGCAACTAGGGGGCTTCGCGGCCCCCTTTTTTATTGGAGTTCAAAATGGAAGGTTGGGAGTATTCAGGATGGTTAGTCGTCTTCGTTATGGTGTCTTCGTTCTGGCTGCTCTTCTATTCAGCGTCGAGTTAAGTGCAGCTATTGTTCGCCCAGCATCAGCGACTGACGTCTTTGTCAAAGGAGGCCAGACGCTAAACATTAACAACCACTGGGGTGAAATTCTTGATGTGCCGTATTCTAGTGGATCAAAAAAAGTATCTGTCGATGTTGTTCAAAGTCGTGGCTTTGGGTGGGGGCGTGTTACCGGCATGGTTAAAAATGCCGTCAAAATGCATCCTGGCAAGATCGCCGCTACAGCCGGAGCTATGTGGCTTATAGATAAGATCCCGGGCGCTGCATATGATTCCGCTTCAGATTCTTACGTTACCAGCCCTACAAATACTAGCACTACATATTGGATTGGCTTATCTCGTCGGCGTTATGGCACCGTTGAACAAGCATGTAAGTCCTATTCCAGCAGCTACACTGTTACCGCTAACAGTAGTGGTAGTTACTATTGCCGGAATGCATCTGGTCAGGTTATGTGGACTTTGACCCCTCAGACGCTTCAATGCTCCTATGGCCATACTAACTACCACTGTGATTCCGGGCCTAAAGTAGCACCGCTAACAGAAATTGAACTAGATGATGTAGCCTCCCATGTACCTAACATGCCGGAGGATATGTGGAATTCTGGTTTTGGTCACGAATTAGCTTCTATTCCGGGGACGTTTGATGGTCCAGATATTGAGGATTTTACAGGTCCAGCCTCTATAGATTTGCCGTCCACCACGACAACCACAACCGATCATGCAACCGGGAACACTACAGTTACTGAATCCACACCTACCGTTAATTTCGAGTATGCAACTAGTCCTCTCAATATCACTGCCACACCATCTACCACAACAAACACATATACAAACGGCAGTTTAACTAGCACTTCCACCACTACGGCCCCGTCTGTTTCTGGCGGTGGTGGCGGCGGTGAAACAATTATTGAAGTTCCCACCGACTGCGATTTCATGCCCACTGTTTGCGAATTCATTGATTGGGTAAAAACGCCCTTTGAACCCGAAGTGTTTGATTTCTCCGAATTCATAGAAGATCAAGACTTCCAGAAATCGGTAACCATTTCAGGCTCTGCTTTTTGCCCTGAGCCGATTACTATAACCACTGATCTCGGCAATTTTGAATTTTCATGGCAGCCGGCTTGTACTTGGGCTGAAATGCTCAAGCCGCTGTTTCTGATTGCGGCATTGCTGTCGGCTATCTATATAACTCTCGGTATTGGTAGGAGCGATTAAATGCCTGCTGTTCTCGTTGCTATAGGTGTATGGGTTGTTTCCAGCGTTATCGCGAAAATCTTTGTTGCCCTGGGCATTGGCCTGTTTACGTACTACGGCCTGTTGCACTTGGTTGAACAGCTTATTGCTCAGGTTCAAACATCGTTTGGTGGCCTACCGGCTCAGGTATCGCAGATATTGAGCATTGCCGGAATTCCGAACTGCCTTTCGATTGTCTGCAGTGCATTCCTCACCAGAGCATCTATTCAGGCAATTCAAACCTTCTTCGGGGCTCGCGCATGATCACTCTGATTACGGCTGTTCCTGGTAGCGGCAAAACGCTCTACTGCATCGGGCTGATACTGAAAGCGGTAGAAGAGGGCAGGCCCGTCTATGCCAACATCGCCGGCCTGAAAATCGAGAAGTGCCATCCAGCTCCCGACGACTGGCGGGATACCCCTGAAGGCTCCCTAGTCATCTATGACGAGGCTCAGCAGCCGCACCTGTATCCCTCAACCGCGCACCGTGGCGAAGTCAAGGATGAGCGCCTGCGGCAGATGGAAGTCCACCGCCATACTGGCCACGATCTGGTTTTCGTGAGCCAGTCTCCAAGCTTCCTGCATCATCACATTCGCAAGCTGACCGGTGAGCACATCCACCTTTATCGCGCTTTCGGCGCGAAAACCGTTACTAAGTACACATGGCAGCACACCGTCGATTCACCGAACGACCGTGGTGAGCAGGGGCGCGCTGACTCATTCCCTTGGAAGTTTCCGAAAGAGCATTTCCAGTATTACCAATCGGCCACGATCCACACTCATAAATTCAAGATGCCCAAGAAGCTGGCGGCGCTCCTGGTGTTCATCGCGGTTGTTGGTGCCCTGGTGGTGTGGAATGCGGCCACCAATGAATCAAGCCTTTTGACCGGCACAGGTACTGCCCTGGAAGAAACCGTTTCACAGCCTAAAGCGGCGCCTTCCGGGCCGGGTGGTGTACGCGAAGCGACCACCACCGGCCGGAAGAAAGCGCTTCCCGCTACGACAACGCTCTATGACTGGTCAGAAACCGAGACGGCAAAGCCTGTTTCCGGTTGTATCTACAATGAGACGCGCTGCCAGTGTTTCGACTCTTCGGGTTCACTGTTTGCCATGGCTCACGCACAATGCCTTTCAGTGGCATCCAACATGCTGCCGCGCTCAATCAACGTAGGAGGAACAAGCCGTGGGTCTTCAGGACAGGGAATGGTTTCATCAGGCTCGGAAGGAAAGTCACTCGTCGGCGAAAACCCGTTCGCCAAGGCTATCAGTCCGTCGCAGCCGCTTTAGCCTGGTATTCGTGTTCATTCTCGGCGCTGCGTCCGGATTCATTGCAGGCATGCTTTATTCCGATTACGACTGGCTGGTGCTTCTGCAGCAGCTCGACGCCCATTTGGCGCAGCCGCTTTAACCGGACGCTTCGCATAACCTATATTATGTTAAGTGAGTGCCGTTTCATGGGTGTTGCAATTTCAATGCTCAGCAGCCGAATACATCACTCAGATTCTTGACCGAAGGCTTGCCAGCTCTGGGGCTTCGTCTCTAGCATCGCCGCCCTATGGCATGCATCAACCTTCGTAACTCCTCTATTCCCAAGTCGACCAAGGGTTGGCTTCTGGTCGACGACATGGGCCTCCCCAGGTTTTGGGCAACTGTGTGGGCAGATGTCCTCAAAGCCGATATGGGACTCACAACACGGGGTCATCATCTTTATGCTGTTGAGAGGTTCTACCAGACGACTGACCGACAATTCGGCCTGGGAGCTCTGGATCGAATGCTCGCCGAGCTAGATATGGCATCGCTCGAATCCGCCCTAAGTAGTTTTCTATCTAACCTCAGAAATGATGCCAGCCTACGTGGCATCAATAACAATCAGGCATGGGGATCAGCGAAATCATTCGTTGCAGACATTGTCAGTCACCTCAGCGCTTCATCTGCTAATGACTACAGCAAAATCCACAGCCGGCTTATGAGGCTTGATCGCCTGTACTCCCAAGTTTCCCCAGGAAGACCGAAGCCCCCAGCCGCTATCCGAGCATTACCTGCAACGGTTGTCGAAGACATATACGAGATTTTCTCGCCTACATCGCCACGAAATCCATTTCGGACCAAAGCTCTACAATGGCGGAATTACCTGATGTTTCTTCTGATGCTGCACCTTGGGCTGAGGCGCGGGGAGGTCGCTATTCTGCCAGCGGACGCAATCAAGTCTGACTTTGACATAGCCACTGGCGCCGAAAGATTTTGGTTAAACGTAGCTGAAAGCCCTTACGAAGATGAGGATAGTCGCTTCAATGCTCCCAGCTTGAAGACTCCTCACTCCCGACGCCAGCTGCCACTTACCGAAGAAATCGTTTTGGTTTCGGACATATTGCTGGGCAATTATCGTCGTGGGGTACCCCACAGTTATTTGTTCGGATCTCAACATGGGAAGGCCCTCTCGCTCCGATCAATCCATCGTGTCTTTGAAGTAGTCAACAAGCACCTATCACCATCCGCAAAAAAAGCTTTGGCCGCGCGTAACATATCAGGCATTACGGCGCACGATCTTCGCCATACCTGCGCTGTATTCAGGCTTGGGAGCTACGTTTCGCTTGGCGATGAACTTGATCTGGCAACAGAAAAACTTCGCATCTTCTTCGGATGGTCACCCTCTTCGCCCATGCCAAGGCACTACGCACGAGCATATTTTGAATCGAACTCCGCAGACATGTGGAACGAAACCTATGATCGTCTAATAACCACTCTCAGATCACTTTTCGGTAAAGAACAATGA